TGCGTGGTTTGTAAAAACTGACGTGCCTGATGGTCTGAAAATGTTCCAAAGATCGCCTATGAAAAAAGGCATGGAAGGTGACTTCGAAACTGGAAACGTGCGTTACAAAGTTCGCGAAAGGTATAGCTTCGGCTGGACCGATTGGAGGGGCCTCTTCGGCTCTGAAGGCGCATAATAAAAATTTGAGGGAGGGGATCATCTCCTCCCTTTTACCTTGACAGCCGCATTTCGCGTCTGACTTAACCCACGACAAGGAGATCAAAATGGGTACAACTACATTTACAGGAGCAGTCCGCTCTGAAAACGGATTTAAAGTAGTATCAAAAAATGCTATAACAGGGGCATATACTGATACCGCTGTAATTGCCTCAACAGGTATTGTCACAAACAAATTTGTAAAACACGTCGGCTTTGCGACAGGTGTTACTGTTAACACTACAGCAGGTGATAGCCCGACAATTGGTGAGTTTTCTCAGCCAGCAAATACAATCATCACTGACATTAAAATATTCTGTGACACAGCTCCTGTTATTGGATCAGGTGACATTGGGTACGAAGTTGGCACATCTAGCTCAGGCGCACAAATTGTTGCGGCTCAGACAGACGAAATCTTAGATGCTGGTACAACCGTTGTTGTTCACAACGTAACTGTGACTGCATTAGTTCTTCAGACGCAAGATGGAACGACAGCTCCAGCTTCTGTTCAGTATACAGATACCGCAAGAACTATTTTCTGCAACATTACAAATACTGTCAATGCGACAACAGCAGGATCGTTCACATTCATCATTGAATATGTTCAAATCGCATAATTAATTAGGTGGGGGTAAAACCTCACCTACAAATTAGGAGAGTAAAGTGGCAGATATTACAACGACAACTAAAATTTCAGAGAGTACACGTGAAGTTGTTTTTGCTTTTCAATATCAGTATGTTGATGGTGGTAATGAGAGTGCTGTTTCTAAAATAGATGTCTCTGGTTTAGGTAAAAGTGCAAATGGCGACACATGTAGTGGCGTAAGAATTGTTGAGTGTTGGTGGATAATAAATGCAATGACTGTTGAAGTCTTGGCAGATGCAGATACAGACATTATTGTTTTGCATTTAGATGAAGGCCAGTCAGGATACCAAGACTTTTCAAAATTTGGTGGCTTACCGACAAGTAGCTCATACGGAGCAAGTGGAACTGGCGACATTAAGTTTACGACAACAGGAGCTGGTGCAGCAGGTGATGCCTATCAGATTGTGATAAGAGCAATTAAAGAGTATTAAATATGGCAACTTCAGAAACGGTAGCATTTAGACCAGACGTTGAAGAGATTATTTCCGAAGCCTACGAGCGGTGCGGAATAGATCCACAGACGAGGACAGGCGATCAAGCTGTATCGGCAAGACGCAGCTTGAATTTATTGTTTTCCGAGTGGGCTAATCGAGGTATAAATTACTGGACAGTATCAAAAAACACATTAACTTTGGTAAAAGACCAGGCAACCCCATACACACTTCCAGTGGGAACAATAGATATAATGGATGCAGTTGTGTCTGACAGTTCTGGCACTGACACGTCAGACCAGATAATCAATCGCATATCAATTGCCGATTATAATCAGATACCAAACAAAACCAGTAGTGGTAAGCCAAGTCAGTATATGCTTGACAAGCAGTACACACCACAAATTTATTTATGGCAAATACCTGACGTGTCTACTTACAGCATAGTTTATTGGGCAATTAATCAATTGGAAGACGTGACGCTATCAAATCAAGATGCAGATGTCCCCTATCGTTGGAGCGACTGCATATGTGCAGGGTTGGCAAGTAAGTTAGCTTTAAAATACGCAGCAGATAAATATCAAATACTCGATAGTGTCTACGAGCGTTCATTTAATTTAGCAGCGTCATCAGATAATGACGGAGTAAGTTTAAGGATTCATCCCACTGGAATGAACTTAGGATAATGGCAAGGTACGCAAGAGGAAAAAAATCCAATGCGATAGGCGACAGGAGTGGCTTTAAAGTCAAGTACACTGACTTAAAAACCACTTGGGATGGCTTGCGTGTTGAGCCAGAAGACTGGGAACCAAAGCAACCACAACTTACGCCAGCTAAAAATGTTATAGATGCCACGGCATTATTTAATCCCAGGGCAGATAATGACCCTGACAATGTTAAGTTTTTTGTTGGCTTTACGCAAGACTGGACAATTGACCCAAGGTTACTGCCTCGCATTGGAATGAATGGTCGAGGTGCTGTAGAACCTCTGGGTCTAAATAACTTTATATTGACCTTAACTGTCACAGGTATAGCTGGCACAGGCGCAATTGGCACTTACAACAACGAATTAACAATTACCGGGACAGGTGTGGCTGCTACAGGCGCAATAGGAACTGAAACACCACTGGCCTTTATTACCGAAACTGGCGTGGCTGGTACAGGCGTAATAGGCGCGTTTGGCGAGACAGACGGAGCTAATATGCAACTGTCTATTACTGAGTCTGGCGTAGCTGGCACAGGTGCAACAGGAACAGAGTTAGTAAATCTACAGGGTTGGGGTAACTCAACTTGGGGTGAAGGAACATGGGGTGATTAAATGAATTACACAACGCTAAAAACTAACATTCAAAATTTTATGGAGGACGATTCATCTGAATTAAGCGTTTCGATTGACACAATTATCTCCCAGGCTGAGGACATGATTTACCAGCGTCTTCCTAATTTACCTGCATACAGGGGAAGTGCCTCTGGAAATTTAGTTGTGGGAACTTCTCAATATACTGTTTCGGTTGCCAGAATGATAAGGCAAATCTCTATAATAGATTCAAGCAGTAACGTCGTTTATTTAGATCATAGAATTGATTCATATTTAAAAGACTATTGGCCTAACGCATCTACAACAGGAACGCCAAGAATTTACTCTACGGATTCTGCGTCTACATCAGGCACAGTTTTTACCATTGCACCGACACCCGATGCAATTCTCGCTTATAAGATAGATTACATTGCACCAGAGGCAGGTCTATCTTCGAGCAACACAACGTCTTGGATAGGCGATAACGCTGAGGCGGCTTTACTGGCGGCATGTTTGTATGAAACTTCTGCTTTCCTTAAAGCCGCAGATACGTTACAATTATACAAGGCTCAATTTGACGAGGCAATTCAATTGCTACAGCAGGAAATGCAAAGAGATTACGCTGCTGAATATAACGGAGGTATATAATGTCTATAGCACAAGCAATGTGTACAAGTTTCAAGGCTGAAATCTTAGATGAAGTCCATGACCTTGTAGCAGATACAATAAAAATTGCTCTTTTCACTAGCTCCGCTAGTTTAGGGGCAGCAACCACAGCATATTCAACTTCTAACGAGGTTGCTAATGGTAACGGTTACGCAACTGGCGGTGTCGAACTTACATCGAGGGCGGTGGCAACGGCTGGCACGACAGCTTACTTTGATGCGGCAGACCCAAGTTGGACTTCGGCAACATTTACAGCAAATGGTGCTATGATTTACAATTCAAGTGCAAGTAACAAGGCCATAGCAATTCTGGCTTTTGGCGGTGACTTCACAGTCGCTGGCGGTACGTTTCAAATTATTTTCCCAGCAGCAGGGGCAAACGCAATAGTAAGGATAGATTGATATGGCTAGTACCTATGTAAATAACCTCAGATTAAATGAGATGGCGACGGGTGATGCCAGTGGCTCATGGGGAACCGTAACAAATACAAATCTAGAGTTAATCGGTCAAGCAACAGCTTGGGGAACCAGAGCAATTGCAAACGCCTCATCAGATAACATTACAATTGCGGATGGATCGGCAGACGCAGACAGATGCCTTGGGTTAAAACTCACAGGTGGCGGCCAGGCGTGTACGGTAACACTTCTGCCAAACACAAGTTCAAAAACATGGATTATGTATAATGCAACGGCTGCGGATTTAACTTTTACCTGCGGTAGTGGGGCAAATGTTATTATTCCTGCTGGTCATGCTAAAGTTATTGCAACAGACGGACTGGGTTCAGGTGGTGTGGTTCACGATCTACTTACGAATTTAGATGTCGCGTCGAATCTTTACATTAAGAATGCTGGAACTGGTGACGGTAGCACTGCACATATATACTTGCAAACTGCCGAGGCTGACATTGCGGCTGACGATGTAATCGGAAAAATAAACTTCCAAGCTCCTAATGAGGGAACAGGCACAGACGCTATCCTTGTTGCGGCAGCTATACAGGCTATATCTGAGGGTGACTTTAGCTCATCAAGTAACGCCACTAGCTTAAACTTTATGACTGGTGCATCTGAGGCAGCCAGCAATAAACTTACAATTACTAGTGGTGGTAATGTTATAATCCCATCTACTGGTGGCACACTTTCAACTGCTACAGCAGGTACATCTAACTTCAGAGCAGGTGTCAACGCAGGTAACTCAATAGCATCTGGCGGTAACTACAACGTGGCTGTGGGTGACGAAGCTGGTACTG